AGTTTGCGTAAATACAACAGGGCTGTATTTGGCAGTTGCTAACAATGGGTCAGAAAGCCGCAAAATTACCCAATTACTGCATCCTACATTGGCGGCTTAACGCCCAAAATAAGGTGAGCTACTTGTAAAGGACACATACCTGTCTTATCAGTCCTGTCTATCCAGCGCAGGTTTGCTGGCTTAGTTACTTTCGCTCATTGTAAGGTGAGGGGCAGGACACTCCGTGATGTGTGTGGTTGGAAAGGGGAAATCCACCTGCCGCCTCTTGATTAGTTTAACCCAGTTTTAAGTTTGTATATTTTGAGTAAGGCCAAAAACATCTCATAGCCATCTCTAAGGGCTTGCTCTGTATGCTCATATATGGCTACTTCATTAGTTTCGCCATTAATGTATACATTGGCGCACCGTGCTTCTGGTGCTAAAACTTCCCTATAGGCTGCTAGCTGTAGTGTATGCTCTAGGTAGGGTGTTAGTTCACCAGGGCTTTTTTCTGTCGTTTTAAAGTCAATTACAACCCCTTTAAAGTCATGCTTTGGCTTGCAATAAAGGTCGCATTTACCGCCATAGCCTTCTTGGTTTACCAATGACTGCTCTGGAATCCATAATTGAGTGCCAAAATGAGCCGTTATAGCGTCATCTACGGCACGGACATACTTAGGCATCTCTGGCAAGTATTCTTGGTTGTAGAAGCTCTCTATGAAATCATGTATAAAAGTTCCCCTCGCCATAGCGTCTTGGGACTTCTTTTTAGCCAACTCTGCAATTCTGGCAATATATTCTTCTTTAGTTTCTTCTAAAGTTTTTGGGTTTTCTGCCGCAGCTTTTATGGCTTCGGCTTGCAACCATGTATTAAGGCCATCTTTTGATAGTTGGTTATTAATTGTTGATACGCTTGGGACAAGTGTACCTGGGTTTGCTTTGGCATCTCTGAGCGTAGTGCTTCTTTCTTTGCCGTTTTTGCCAATGGTTGTATAGCGTGGCTGCCCAGTTTGGGCGCAATACCAATGTTGCGACATAAATTTCCCCTTATTTCCATCTTAGTTAAGTAATTCTAAAATTGCTTCACGGTCTGCTACATTAACACAACAATCCGCACAAGTGCGAATTACATCTTGAATGACAGCAGCTAAGTCATTAACCTCAAATGCTATTAACTGCCTTTCTTCATCTACCCCAAAAGGTTCTGTTGAAATCTTGGCTTTATCGCCAATAACATCACGGATATGACTTAGCATGGCTATCTCCTAGAATGGTACATCGTCATCAACAATGGTATTGCGTGGCAATTCATCAGACCCAGCAGCTTTAAAGCCTACAGGTTCTTTTACTTTGCCAATAGAAATACTAAAAAACTTACCTTTAGCGCCTTCTTTAACCCAAGCACTAAGATAATGCTCTTTTCCTGACTCAAGCATTACTGAACCTGTATAGTCTGGGTGCGACTCAGAAACCTTACGAGTGTTTTTGAAAAGTGAACCGCTATTTGGTTTTGGCGTATAGGCCATATTAAATTTCCTTTGCTTTGACTACTGCTGGTTTAAATGGTTCTGCAACTTTGTTTGATGCTGTATTGCCGTCATCGTCTGCTTGAACTATGCCTAAAAATGCAGCCAAAGCACCACGCCTCATGTATGTAATAGCTGCTAAACATCCGTGAGCGTCTTGTTTTGCAACAGGTATAGACATTTCTTGTTCAATCCATTCGCCAGAAGCATGGCAAAGGCGTGTAATTAACCACATACGCCCTTCAAAATAATTGCCAGGCATTTGTATGACAGATAAACCATTGTCAGCCAAAAGATTACGACAACTATCCCAAACAGATTCAAGGTCAGCATACTTAGACTTAAAGAATGGGTTGGCAGAATCTTTAGACGCATAAGTTAAGTTGCCTTGTACGATTGATAGTGCTTTGGCTAAGTTGGCAATGCTTTCACTTTGTTGCATTATTTTCCCCTTGAATTTTTTTATGCCATATAACTGCTTCATCGTTTAAAACTGCATTGTATTTTTTTTCAAGCTCATAAATTGCATCTCGAAGAATGTCAGCTTTTAAAATCCAGCTTTGTGACTCAAATTCAGTTGTATAACGAATTTTGGTTTCGTCAGATTCTAGCCAACGCACAGCAAACGCATTAATCATTTTGCACCTCCAAAAATTGTGCCAAAATCTACAAACAATTCTTTTAACACTACATTCTTATGGCGGTTAGGTTTGCCACAGGCTTGGCGTATGCAATCTACTTGTTCTTGAGATAAATTTAAAGAACCGTATTCCATGTCATCTAAAGCGGTTTCTAAAAATTCTTCATGTTCTAACATCAGTTGGTTTAATTCACCCATTTAAGTTCCCCTTAAATACATAGCGAAATTGCTATATATCCATAGTAAGCATACTTATTGTATTTGTCAAGACCTATATAAAATAATTATTTATGTGGTAAGATTGCCACATGGAAAACTTAAAACTCTCAGACAGCGCCATTATTGACTTACTTGGCGGCACAAACAAGGTAGCAAAAATGTGCAAAGTTGCTTCTAACGCAGTTACTCAATGGCGTAAAAATGGCATACCTGCCGAAAGATTTATGTTTTTGGCGGCAAGGATTGAACAAGAAAGTCATGGCCTTGTTAGCCGTAAAGACCTTTTTCCAAAAAATTATTTTTTAATTTGGCCTGAGTTGCTTAAAAGCAACGCTTTTGGCTTGCAACCAGAGGTAGATGAGGAGTAAACTCAATTCCCCTTATGATGGCGGCTCTAACGACATCGTAGCGTCATAAGGTTATAGCGTTACTAGAAGGGTAAGAGGCTGAAATAGCGCAATACAGGTGGCGAAAATAGTGCCTGTGCCTCGCAAGACTGTTGGGTGAGCGATTCCTTAATGGGATACTCTGAAGGCGCACTTAGGTAGGCTAGGTGCGCTCAAACCTTTTGGGATAGTTATTAAAGACCTTATTAATACCTATAGGTACTATTAAAAGACTTATAAATATACCTATAAGTTGTATTTAGGCAACTAAGGGTTTTTCTTACTTTACATACTTGCCAAACGATAAGAAACTGTAATCACTCAATAACGAGTAAACATTTAAGGGGATTTAAATGAAAGATTTTTTAGGTAGTTGTTTATTAGGTGCATTGTTAGGTTGTATGTTTGCTTATGGCGTACCAGCCAAAGCACAATCCATTCTAATGATTAATTCACAAGGTTATCAAGTTGGAACGGTACAAATACAAGGAAATACGGCTCAGTTTGTAAATTCGCAAGGTTACACAACACAGACCGCTACGATTTACCCAAATCAAATTGTTATTACAACTCCACAAGGCTATACAACTAGCGTTGTTGGCAATACAGGTTATACCGTACCTTCAAGTCCAGCGACACCAGCAAGCCCTCGTGTTTTACAATGAGTTTTACAATCATTACACATGATGGCATGAAAGTCATTCAATGGTTTAGTACGATTGATGACCTTATTGAAAGTATGATTAACAACCCAAATGACAGGTACATAAGGAATGTTTGATGAATTCTGGTCTTTATATCCACGAAAAATTGCTAAAGCAACTGCAAGAAAAGCCTGGGCAAAATTGTCCGCAGAGCAACAACTTATGGCTGCAAAAGCTATTGACACACATTGCCAATACTGGAAGTCAAAAGAAACCGAGTTAGAATTTATACCTCATTGCGCCACTTGGTTAAATCAAGAGCGTTGGGAAGATGAATTGGTTATTGAACCCAAAAAAGAAAAGATAGACAAAAGGTGGATGTTTAGCAATGAAGGTATTGAAGCTAAAGCTAGAGAACTTGGAGTCTTGGGTACTGGTTATGACTCATACGACAGCCTTAAACGCAAATGTATGAACAAGCTAGGCATGAGTGTGGCGTAAGGTTTTTATGCGCTTTACGGCATAAAAAAGGGTTGGCATGGTTTCGTAAATACATTAGCGACCATTCAAAAGTGCATGAATTTTTAATAGATTTTCAAACGCAATATAGTCTTGGAAATAGGGGAGAATGGGGATGTTGGAAAGGTATATTGTTGCAGCAACAGGACTTGGGTATTTAATTGTTGGCCTATTGCAACTACAAAAAGGGTCAATGTCTAACACTTTAATTTGGGTTGGCTACGCTGCTGCACAAATTGGTTTATGGATGAATTTAAAATGAAAGACCCTAACGATGCGATTGACTTTATCTTCAAGACAGCGCCAATGTATGCCAAAGCTAAGGGCGAACTCGCCCAGCTTGAAGCGTTTAAAAGTTCTCTTAAGGCGATTAAAATGGCACAAACAGACGAACAAAGTCTGGGCGCTCAAGAACGAGAGGCTTATAGAAGCCAAGAGTACCAAGATTTATG